CCGCTCTTGATATACGCTCATATTATTTCCATTCCTTCTAGTGCATTTGATAAGTGTTGAGGCATTCTCGGTGCTCTTATCATATTAATAACATTTGTATCATCTTCATCTTCTCTGTCCCACTTTAGAGAACTGTATGTATGTATATCTATTTCTTCATTATTAGAAGGCCTGCTTCTTTTAATTGCATTAAATACAGCACCGCATACAGCATCAGCTAGGTCCTTAGAACCTTTTCTAGGGTGATCAACTTTATCTCTCATAATTTTAAGCTGAAGCAATTCGTCTATCAGCAAAGGGATGTAGGGACCGTCTAGTCTGTCTTCTGCCACAACCATTGCCATGTCGTCATAGTGCTTTTTAGCAACAGATAAAGTTTCTGTATTAATTCCATACTGCTTTAGTTGCTGCATCATGTCGTGAGAGTTCCATCTATCAAATGTACATATTCTTACCTTAAAGCCCTTTGATCTTAAAGACAAGATATAGTCTTTTACTTCTGTAAAGTCCACTGATTTGTCTGGAGTTGGAGTCCAATACCTTACAACATCTACTTCAACAATTGGTGCTGGCTGAGAATAGGTATCTGTTACCTTAACATTAACCCACTTCTTTACGTGTGCCATTGCCACTGCACAATGGTCGTGCTTTTGTGCAAGGTCAACGTGGATAAAGTATTCTTTATCTGGATCTGGCGCAAACCAATCTTCAAATCTTCCAAAGCTATCTACGGCTAGTGCAGTGTTCTTGAAGGCATTCTCAATCTTTTCTCTAGACTTAAAAAATGCGTCTACTGCATCTGTTGGCATACATGCAAATCTTCCTAACGCATCTGTGTAATTTTTATAGAAAGCAACCTTAAAGTCTTCAATTTTTCTTACTGGATTAACTTCCCACGTAGGTCTTTTTAAAGCGTACATCTTAGGATACTTGTATGAAATGATATGGTCTTCTTCCCACTCAATATCAAATTCATTCCCTTCAGTTCCATCTGGAAGGTCTTCGTCTAATTTAAAATGATGAGTTCTAGTTACAACTTCTTTTTCTGCAACGACATCGTCGTATCTTTGCTGTATATAATCATTCTTATATCTAGGAAATGAAAGAAGAATTACTTTACCAAAATCTGGAAAACGTGAGTCTACTGATGCCCTATACATATCATATATAGCCCCACCAGTTTTAGCCTGCTCGTGGCCGCTTGTATTTTCTGTGGCAAAGCCTGAGATCTCATCAAGAATGATTACGATAACGTTATATCCTTCCCAGGCTTCACGCTCTGAGTGACCTGAGTGTACTGTTATGGCTTTATCAAACTTCATCTCAGAAGCTTTTGCTTCATACTTTCCAGTAAACCATGGCGACTTATCTATTCGTGTTTTAAATCCTTTAAAGAATACGTTGTTTGCCTGCTGCGAGTTGATTGCAATATTGATAATATCAATTGAGTCCCCAGGAGGCTTTCCGTAATATGTTGCTGGATCTTTAAGACACAACAATAAATAAACTATGTATGCTACTGATATTGTAGAGCAGTAGTCTTTTCCAGATCCTTTTCCTAGCTGAGCAACAATTTCGTTAGCTGTTTGCTTAAACATTCTTACGCCTTCGTCTTCACCAAACAGTTTGACTAGTGTGGACTCTTTATAAATCTGTGAGCTCTTTTCAATAAGAGTGTGTTGGTGTTCTGATAGAGGTGGCAGTCCCAAATAATCTGGGCTTTGTACAAACGTTCTTAGATCTACGGGGCGTTCATCAAACTCTTCGCCATCTAGCATGTCAATCAGATCATTAAAATTAAGATCCACTTGTAACCTCCGCATCAATAATAACAGGCTCGACTACTCCAGTTATTTGAGAAAGGCGCTTTGCAACCTCCATTTTACATTTAGGGCAGGTAGCCGTAACTTCTTTTAATATCTTTACTAGTATGTCTTGCTTCTTTTCTGTCTCCGCAATTTGTGTTGCCAGCTCTGCATTATCAAGTAGTCCTACTTCTTGAAGCATTCCAATTCGCTTGCCTTCGATATCTGCAATTAATTTTAATGCGCCAGACTTAACATTTAGCTGGCCCTGTGTGTCTGCATCCTCTACGGTTTTCCAAGCTTCTTTAATAAGCATTGCGTAGTGACGGTCTGCTCCAGATATAGCCTCTTTAGCCCTGTCACGGGCCGCTGTGTCGTTGTGAGCAACGGTCTTCCACTCATCTACTAACTCAACTACTTCGGCTCTCTTAAAGCCTGTGATGGCGGCAATCTGGGTGGGGTTGTTACCTTTAAGCAATTCTGAAACCACAGTATTCATGCGGTCAAAATGGTGGGTTAATTCTATATCAGACATATATTAGAGTATACTCCTAGTCGACTAAAAAATCAACCTAGTTTCGCTATTTTATATAGAATTAAATATCCAATTAAATCATCGATATCATTATCTCCAGCGTATCCTTGGTTATTCTTAACTCTATTTAGTTTATCATCAATACGAACCTTTAATTGTTCTGTTGAATCCGCCGTTGAAAATATTCTTGCAGGTTCTAAAGCCGAGTTGCCATATGATATATTCTTTTCAATTAACATGTGTGCAATTTCATGGCATGCTCCCCAGATCTTATTGCCTGCTGGAGCACCTACTGATCTTAAATACAAATCATTACAATGAAACTGAGATACATCTTCATATACTGGTTTTAACATTATTCCGCCCTCTTGTTTAATGTTGCAATAAAATGATCCTCAATAGGATTATTGGGGTCTGTTGAGTACTCTATGGTGTCAATTATAAAATATTTCTCTACAATTGGCAATACCTGTGAGGCAGAATGATCAATCCATGTTCGACTATGCAGAACCAGTCTGTCCACTATTTGAGACAGATCATTTAAATATGAATCTAATTCTGAGTCTTCAATGTGCTGAAAGACTAAGCTTGCCAAAACTGTATCTATCTTGAGGCTTTTTACATACTCCCAATCTGATGTGTAGGTTATGTTTGACAGCCTGTTTTCTTCTGGAACTAGGTTGATCATGCTAGGAAGATCAAAAGAAATAACCTTATCATATGTTTCTGAAAGCGCTACTGAATTTCTTCCTACCCCGCAACCAAAGTCTAGGGATGTTGATCCGCTTCCAAATAGGGACTTGACTTCATCATACACTGGCATATCTTTAAATTGTCCTGTATATCCAGTAAGAATTAAATCTCCTGCTGTTTGTTCGTTAGCATTTAGCCATACATCTTTACTCATCGTTTTTTAATTAGCCCAAACTTGTCTAATGCTCTCTGTATAGTCATAGCAGAAACCTTGCACTCTTCGGCAATTTCAGTTACCGTTTTCTTTTGAACAACATATCTTCTATACATCCAGGTCTGGCTTTGATATAGTTTCATCGTTCTGTCAACACCTTATTGGCATAGTGAGCAATTCCAAATGAGTCTGCTACGTCGAAGTCGTTTAAATTAATGCTATATTTTTTATTAAAGTATTCTACTGTTCTTTGTTTACGCATATTACGTAGCTGAGTTTTATACCAAGAGTCTGCGTAGCCTGGATTCTTTGCTCTTATACCCGCCTTCTCATCCTTTGTGGGGTTCTTGTTTCCAATGTATGCTTGCCAAGAACTTGGAGAAATTGTGATAACGCTAGAGCCAGTAGCCATAAGCTCAGCAATAACTACTCCGTAAACATAAGATAGTTTTATTACAGCATCGGGAGATCTTACAAGGATAGCGCCCTCTACAGCAATGTAGTCACTTTTTAACTCATCAAGCATTGCATGCATTTTAACCTTAGCATCATATATCTTTTCGTATATGTCTGAGCCAACCAGATCAACCTTACCCCACTTAAGAGGAATATCGTTTTCCATTAGGCAAAAAGCAATTGAGTTTGTAGAGGCGTCTATACCTAGCACCCTATTAGCCTTAGTCTTTACAAGGTCAGCTAATTTCATTTAGCCTGTCCAATATAGTAGATCTTTGCGTAATGTCTATTTTTTTCTGGCAAGATGCACAAAGAGTAGTATCATTATATCTGCTAAGCTGTGCCCCGCATTTCTTACAGCCACGAGTTGCGCCCTGCCTAATTGCTTTCTTTTCATAATACTTTTCCATAATTCTTTTATTTGTTGCAACTCTGCAGCACTCGTCATTATGGTATTTTTGGTTATGTGTTTTTGGTTCAAACTCCTTAGCACAATCTTTGTTAGCGCAAATCATGTCTTGGGTACCGCAAACAATTCTATCTGAACGGTTCCGACTGGAGTTTCTTTTGAATAGCATTCTTTCTTTACTGGACAATATGTGCAGGGCAGCTTGTACTTGGATGCTCCTGCTGGCTTCATTGGAAGATCGCCATCCTTAAAGTTATCCCAAACTTCCATCATCCAGATAAAAGTATCTTCAATTATCTTAGTATTTTTTTCGTTCATTGAAATTGGAATAACTATAATCTCTTGGGTATTCTTGTTTTCATATAAAAAGAATCCCTCTTTTGCATTCTTCAACTTCATGTACGTCAAAAGCTGTAGCATGTGGTTTGGAGTTGGTTTCATTTCAGATTGACGAGCATCCCAAACCTCTTGCTTAGCAGTCTTGATTTCACCGATAACAGTCTCTCCATCGTATTCCATAATTAAATCTATGAAGCCACGAATAGGAGGATAGTCATTAATAATTTCTTCTTCTTCTGCTCTCCACTCTGGCATAGTTTTAATTAAATTTTGAAGTCTTTCATGTGCCTGTGTACCTTGTGCCATGTTAGCAACGGCAACTGCATCATTATCATCAATAAACATTGCACCACTAAATGCCATATACCAATATCTAGGGCAAGTTCCGTGGCCATACCCTAAAGAGCTAGGACTAAATGACTTCTTGGTCATGTCTCCATCAGGACGCTTTGTATTTCTATACGCTTCATCAAGCAATGTGGCAAACTTTTCTGGGTCAAAGAACTTCCCTGTGTGCTTTTTAAACTTAAGGTTCTTTACAATATCTCTAGCCATTTATGAGTTGTACCTAACGACATACTTAAGTGCATCTACAAGTTTGTCTATGGACTCCTTTAGTGAGTAATAAACATTCTTTTTATTGTTATTTGTGGTTCCAGCTTTATCTTTTGCAATGGTTGAATAGTACGAAGCCATAACAGCAAACTTTGTCGACATTGCCTGTAACTCCATAATAAGCATAGGAGATTTAGCTGACGGAACATCTGGATTTAATAATAGCTTTACTACAATAGCCAAGGCCTTATCTAGGTGTTCATCCTTCATGAACTCGTGTAGATCATTAAACTCTGTGATCTGACTTATTAGCTCAAGGGTATTTTTATCTTCCGCCATTTTTAATCCTCTTATCCCATTTATCTACAAACAAACCTAGTCCGTAACCAATTACAAAACAAGCTAAGGATATTAGTAGCATGCTAGTCATTGCTGTCCTCCCAAAACTGGATCAGTTCTTCTAAAACCGCCCACTCAATAATTCCAAGTCTAACCTTGGAATCCGTTCCAATAATAATCTTTAATGCTGGGTGCATATCTCGATTAACTTTAAATGTATCTGTACATATCTTTGCCCAAACTTCTTTATTTAAAGTAAAAGATTTAGATGCTTCTTTATAATCTACAAGAAACTGGTTCCATTTAGCATCACCTTTTTGATAATCCCCACGACCACTATTCTTTTGAGCCTTAGCGCCATCTCTTTTTACTTCTGATCTTTCTGACACTAGTTAACCTTAAAAATTGTATTGTGTCCTTTAGAGCATGTCCAAGACATAACTAATTCTATTGGATCCCATGTGGCACCGTTGACATCTTCATCACACTTAGCACACGCTTTAAGCCCTGGAATGCGTTCTAGTTCATATTCCTTTTGCTTAATATCTTTATTTAAAAACTCATCGAGATTTGGCATCAATCTCCTCACGAAGTTTATCTGCAACTTCTTTATTATCTCTAAGATACTGAACTGCCTTAGCCCTACCCTGAAGTCTTTCTCCATTAACCGTATACCAAGCCCCGCCTTTTTCTACAACGCCACACATTTCTGCAACGTCTAGGGTTTCGCCTATCCCGTCTACACCAAGAGTTTCCCCTTGGTAATAAAAGTCGTATTGTCCCGATAGATTTGGGGGACCGAGTTTGTTGTAATCAATAATCCAGTTAACTGGTCGCCCAACCCTTTGCTCAATGATCTTGTCGCCAACCTTAACCCCAGCTTTAATAGCATTCGCCTCAGCCTCAGACGACCAGAGCTTAATGACCGTGGAAGAAAAGAACTTGACTGCCATGCCACCTGTGGGGATGTGACTAGCATGCATAGATCCAAATTGATTTCGTTGTTGTGAGATGAGTACAAGTAATGTGTTTTTGTTTGCATAGTTTAACATCTTGACTGCGTGGGTCATATCCTTTGCT